AGGGTCTGCGTTCTTCTTCAGATTTTTTTAAGTATATATCTACTGCCTTTAGTGCCTTAGTTCTAAACTCCTCAATGGTGACAACATTAACCACCACCAAGCGATCCATGTCTACCCCACGACTTGCGATAAGACCCTTGTTAACAGCGGCTTCAGTGTCAAAATATAGACAATAACCATCAGGATTAGAATCAAGGAAATTCTTGACGACTGCCAAACTGAAGAAAGTTTTTCCAGTGCTAGACTCCCCAGCAATGGCAGTAATCTTATTCCCAGATACGCCACCAAATATACTACCTGAACAAAGTCCGTTAAAGATGTACGAACCTGTGTCCACGAAAGTTTCTGTGTCGTCGATGTCTCTTGCGAGTTTGGTATAGTCATCTCCAATCTCTTTTACAATCTCTTTTAAAAAATCCATTAAATAACAAATCCAAATTCTTCGCGTGCTACTTTTTTATATGTATCAGGGGTAGTTTCCCTAATCTTTTTGATCGTATTGATTTTTTGATAGAGAGCAGCATCTCCACCAAGTCTCAATGCACTTACAATAGTTGCAAGTTCCTTGTCGTTAATAGGAAGTTCCATTAGGAGAAAAATAATTCCAGGTTTACAGTTTTTTCTACATTCCACCCAATTGCATCAAGGATTGCCTTGAGAGGTTCGACAAAACTCTTTTCAAATTGTAGGTCATAGTCGATATATTTGTCAAGGTCAAGTTCTTTAGGGAACTCTTGAATGAATGAGATCACATTCTCCCTAATAATATTGGGTTTCTTCAAATAGAGAAATTTGATCTTTTCTCCATTATTGATAAGTGAATATTTATTGGTGAGTTTTTTCTCCTTAATATAATGATTGAAGAGAAGAGCACCACGACAATGAATTGGAGTTCCTTTAGCATAGATGCTGGAGTATGATCTATATTTTACTACATCAGATACAGAACGTGGAAAAGCAATCTGTTCTGGCGGAAGTTTTTTGAACTCGGTTCGACAGTTATCAATGTACTTAATAACATCTTCTTCAGTGCCACTCATCATAAGTTTAAGACCATCCTTAATCATCGTGCGGCAGGGTGCTGGTGTTGAGGACTTAACTGCCTCAATGCCCATCATCTTCAGTTTAGGTTCATCGTAACGAACACCTTCACTGTCCCATACATTAAGAATGTATCGCTTCTTAGCGGTCCAGATACCACGTTCAGCAATGTTCTCACGCTTCATCTGCATCTTCTGGTCATAAGCATTCACATACGTTGCCAGTTCTTCGTAGCAACGGTCAATATACTTTTCAAGTTCCATCTCACAGACCTTATTAAGGAACGTGACAATGCTTTCAGTAGTTTTCTCTCTTCCCTGGTATACATTTTCAACCAGAGGACCCAAGTTAAGATAAATGGAATCGGTATCAGAAGCAATAACATAATCAACATCATTTGTTTTCAAGATCTTATTGATCTTTTGATTCATCTTATTCTCAATCCAACGGATTGAAACTTGACCTGAGAGAGTAATTGCTTCAGCATTTGCCAGTTTATAATACCTAAAATACTGATTACCAATAGCACCATATGCAGAGTTGAGTTGAATCTTTCGTGCCATCTGGATGTTATTGCATCTGGCGATTTCCTTCTCAAGCGTTTTAGTTGGAGTTTTTTCATACTGTTGTTTCGCCTGCAACATCTTCTTTTTATAGACGGTTCGATCCTTATAGATCTTATCCATCAGTTCTGGAAGAAATCCCCTCTTGTCCTTTCGATACATTGAACCATTAGCACAAACAGCATTATCGCTGTATAGTTCAAAGTTTATCTCTTGATTAAGGATTCTATCAACCGTAGCTGATGGGTGTCTCTCCTCAAGTAACGTCTCTGGAGAGATGTTGTATTGCATAATAAGATGAGGGTAGAGAGAGTTAAGGTCAAAAGACACAACCCAATCATACTTTCCCGGAACCGGTTCCTTGACATATGCACCTGCATACTTAGAGTCTTTATCAGAACGAACGATGGGAGGGATTACAATGTTCCTCTTTTTAAGGTAATTGTAGATAATCGTATCCCACATACGAACCTGAGAGAACACATCAGCATAGTTCGCTTTAGCGTCATACGCCATAACGATTGCTAGTTCAATCAGTTTCATCTTGTCTTCCATACGGTCAACAAGTTCCACGTCAATGATATTGTATTCTACAAACTTCTGCCACCCTTTAGTATAGAAATCTTTGAAGGTATCAAACTCAGAGTGATCGAGTTTCTTTTGTCCAAGTTCTACACTCGCAATGTAATCCAGTCGATAGGATTCTTGCGCCTTATAAGTGAACTTCTTATAAAGATTTAGGTAATCAAGTTGTGTAATACCACCAACATCGTAAGAAATATGTTTACGACCTGCAATAAATGTTTCCTTCTCAGTAACAAGACCCCAGGGAGACAATCGCTTCATCAACTTCTCACCCAAGATCCTATCGATACGACGTACAAGATACGGCATATCATACAGTTCACTATTCCAACCAGTAACAACTTCAGGAGTGTTATCTTCAATCATCCACCAGTTGATGAAATCATTCAGAAGTTCATACTCAGTCCTAAACTGCTTGTAGATAACATTCTGTTGCTTGTTATTGAAGGGTCCTTGCCCCCAAGTGCGAATCTGTTTAGTAGTATAATCCTGCACCGTAATCAGAAGAACTTCCTCTGCAGCAGACTCTACATCAGGGAATCCATTTTCAGTCTTTACCTCAATATCAATTGTAGAAATCTTGATCTTTGTAGTATCAAACTTAATTTCTTCTTCAGGATACTTCTCAGAAATATACTGATAGATGTATCTATCGTTTCCGTAGATTTTGAAGTTGTCTACACCATCATACCTTTTAATGAACTCGCGGCAATCACGAACAGTTCCAGGTTCAATAGATTCAACATATTCTCCCTCAAGAGTTTTGTATTTTGTTTTTTTGTTGGCAGCAACAAAAAGAGTCGGGTAAAACTTTTCTCTGGTTGCAAAGTGTCTACCGTCTTCATAACCACGGACCAAAAAGTGATTCCCAACCATTTGGACGTTCGTGTAAAATCTCATTCTGTAGTAAGTTTCAAATACTGTGCAATAATGTCGGGAGATGGATCTGCAATAGTGAGAATATTTTCAGCACGTATCATCAGTTCCGTTTGATTAGTTCCCTTCGGCCAGGGTTCCATATTATCTTCAGAATAGAATCTATATGGTTTAGTTAGCTTGCAATTAGGATCACCAATAGCAGCATCTACTTCTTCAATCTCACTGATGATGACATTATCAACATCAATGAGCAAACACTTAACAACTTTATCCATTTAAAACCTCAGTTTCACTTAGTGGGATTTCTTCAACTTCCATTTTAGCAGAAGTTTTCTTAATAAACATTTCCCTTACACTAGGGATAGGTTCGCAGATAGTAGAAACAGTATCTGCAGTAATCACAAAAGTAGTATCACTTGAAAGAATCATCCAAGGTGTAAGTACAATATCTAGCTCATAATTTCCATTTCCAGTATCACTTTCCATTAGAGCAACTTTTTCCTGAGTTCTAATGAAGTGAGGACTTTCAAGCATATATCCCCGAACTTGATCTTCTTGAGCAACTTCTTTAGCGTCACTGATCAGGGTTTCTCCTGTTTTCAGGAGCATCAATTTGATAGACATAATTTCATAATTTCCTCAATTCATTATAGCAAGAAAAAAGAGGAGCGTCAACTGGATTGTGCCAGTTGCCCCTCTGCGGCGACGATATTCAATTTTATTTAGTAGAGAGGATTACCTTCACAAAGTTTAGACACTCTTCTTAAACATTCTTCTTTATTCCCATCTTCCTCATAATTTTTTAATCGACTTGCAATAATATCAGCAACCTCAATGAAATCATTCTCATCAAATCCTCTTGTAGTGAGAGCAGATGAACCTAATCGTAATCCACTGGTAACAAAGGGCGATTCTGGATCAAAAGGAACTGTATTTTTATTCGCAGTGATATTAATTTCACTTACCAGTTGATCAGCAATCTTTCCAGTAATTCCCAAACTCCTCAAATCAAGTAGAACAATATGGTTATCTGTTCCAT